ATCATAAACCCAGAATCCGAGATACGCCTGTGGAAGGAGTTCCGGAACACGGTTCCAATTTCAATCGAATTCAATATCAACTTTTGAATGCAATCACCATTTTACTTCATTGTAAAACCGGTAGGCAGGAAAAGGTACTCAAACACAAAAGACATCTCAGGTGTAGAGGTTGTCGTAAGCACGTCTGAGGAGGACCACAGGTTCTCCAACAGGTATGCTGAGGTAATTGAGACCCCAGCCCGGTATAGCGGCCCTGTGAGGCCCGGAGACACGCTTCTCGTGCATCACAACGCATTCAAGTTCTACAACGACATGAAGGGTCGCAGGAAGAGCGGGAAGAGCTTCTTCCGTGAGGACGTGTTCCTCATCGAGCCTGACCAGTTCTTCATGTATTTCAGCGACGGGGGATGGCATGCATACGACAAGTACTGCTTCATCCGCCCGGTTCCTGCCGACAACTCATCTATCCTGAAGGGGGTCACTTTTGAGCCGCTCATGGGAGAGATGGTCTACCCGAACAAGTTCATCTCGGATAGCGGGATAAAGCCGGGGGACCGGGTTTGCTTTGCGCCCGAGACTGAGTACGAGTTCATCGTTGACGGGGAGCCGCTATACAGGATAATGGACCAGCACATCACGATAAAGCTATGATGGTCATCTACGACGAGGTCTTGAGCGACCCGGACTCATACGTCAGGGAAGTCCTTGGCGGTGATTTTATCGATGTGCAGGCGGGGGACCAGCTGTTCAAGGGGATACAGCCCCGTGAAGTTGACGAGTTCAGCGAATTCATCCGCAAGCGATTCGGCGGCGTGGTGGCATACAACTTCGTCAGGAGGTCTCCATCCGGTCAGGAGGAGCCTAATTTCATCCATTCGGACGAAATGATGGGGGATATCACGGCTGTTTTGTACCTTAACAGGCAGCACCCGGAGGATGAGGGCACAATCCTGTATGACGACGATGGTGTCCAAGCGATGAAGGCCGAGATGAAGTACAACAGGTGTGTTGTCTTCGATTCCCGGATTAAGCACTCGCGGGCGGTGTTCGATAATTTTGGCGATGGCGATGATGCCCGCCTTGTTCAGGTCGTTTTTATCTCGAAGAATGCAGGAGCATAATCCAAAGGAAATCAAAATGCGTATCATCGAGGCAGGATACAAGGCCATCGATGAGCTCATCAGTGTTGCGGAGGACAAGGTTTTCCGCAGCGGGGGAGAGGATACAGACCTTGGGGCCGACAAGCTGAAGAATGCTGCAGCCTCGAAGAAGCTGGCCATCTTTGATGCGTTCGAAATCCTGTCGAGGATAGAGGCCGAGAAAGCAGTAATGAGTGAAGAGCATGGCAAAGACAAGAAGTCAGACACAGGAAACCAAGGGTTCGCGGAGAGAAGGTCAAAGTAGCCTGTATCATGTCCTGTCCGGGGTGGTTCCTAAGAACATCCTCGAGAACAGGAATACCGGGAAGTCTTGGGATTACGGGTACGATGAGCACTATGACATCATCGTCATCTCCAAGACGGGGATGATTGGAGACATCGTTTCCATTCAGGGGCTGAAGATTGCATTGCCGGCAATGACCGGAATGGAGTATCTTCAAAGTTACCCGGAAACGGCCAAGCAGAAGTGGGAACGACACGAATTGCCCAAGGCTCTCGCCAAGATACCATCGATTTTCAAGTGGAACGAGATGCCCAAGGACTTCCGGGATTCTTGGGTCGACTACATCGAGAACGAGTTCGACAGGCGCGAACAGGGGCTGTGGTTTGCGAACAACGGGAAGCCGACCTACATCACCGGCTCGCACTACATGTACCTCCAGTGGTCGAAGATTGACATCGGCTACCCTGACTTCCGGGAGGCAAACCGGATTTTCTTCATCTTCTGGGAGGCATGCAAGGCCGACCCCCGGTGCTTCGGGATGTGTTACCTGAAGATTCGTCGTTCCGGATTCTCGTTCATGTCTTCATCAGAAGGGGTGAACACGGCCACGCTGGCCCGTGATGCCCGGGTTGGAATCCTGTCCAAGACCGGTGTCGACGCAAAGAAGATGTTCACGGACAAGGTGGTCCCAATCAACAGCAACCTTCCGTTCTTCTTCAAACCTGTGCAGGACGGGATGGACAAGCCGAAGACAGAGCTTGCATACCGGGTCCCGGCTTCGAAAATCACCAAGAAAAACCTCAGCTCGTTCAACACGTCCATCATGGATGGCCTCGACACGACAATCGACTGGAGGAACACCGAGGACAACTCATACGACGGCGAGAAACTGCTCCTGCTCCTGCACGACGAGAGCGGGAAGTGGGTCAAGCCCGTGAACATCCTGAACAACTGGCGTGTCACCAAGACCTGTCTCAGGCTTGGTTCCAGAATCATTGGAAAGTGCATGATGGGCTCAACGTCGAACGCACTCGACAAGGGCGGCTCCAACTTCAAGAGCCTGTACATGGACTCAGATATCACGAAGAGGGATGCGAACGGGCGCACAAAGAGCGGCCTGTATTCGCTGTTCATTCCCATGGAGTGGAACTTTGAGGGATTCATCGACATGTACGGGATGCCTGTGCTCCGGAAGCCTGAGAAGAAGACATACGGACCCGACGGGGCCCTCATCAAGAATGGGGCAATCGACTACTGGGAGGCGGAGGTCGACTCGATGAAGAACGACGCAGATGCGCTGAATGAATTCTACCGCCAGTATCCCCGGTCTGAGAGCCACGCCTTTAGGGATGAGAGTAAGTCTGCGCTGTTCAACCTGACCAAAATCTACCAGCAGATTGACTACAACGACTCGCTCATCGAGGCCCACCACATCACCCGCGGGACATTCAGCTGGAAGGATGGAATCAAGGACTCCAAGGTGGTGTTCAACCCGGACCCACGGGGAAGGTTCTATTTGGCATGGATGCCACCACGGGAGATGCAGAACAGGGTTTACGAGAGGAGCGGGATGAAGCACCCGGGGAACGAGCACATCGGGGCGTTCGGGTGCGACTCCTATGACATCTCTGGTGTCGTTGATGGGCGTGGGTCGAACGGGGCCCTGCATGGCCTCACGAAGTTCCACATGGACGACAAGGCCCCGACAAACCAGTTCTTCTTGGAGTACATCGCAAGGCCGCAGACCGCGGAGATATTCTTCGAAGAGGTCTTGATGGCGTGTGTTTTTTACGGGATGCCAATCTTGATTGAGAACAACAAGCCGAGGCTGCTGTATCACTTCAAGAACCGCGGCTACCGAGGATTCTGCCTGAACAGGCCGGACAAGGAGAAGCACAAGCTGTCCAAGACAGAGCTGGAGCTGGGTGGCATCCCCAACTCATCAGAGGACGTGAAGCAGGCGCACGCCGCAGCAATCGAGTCTTACATCGAGAAGTACGTCGGGTTCGATTTGGAGGGCCGGTTCCGGGACCCCGACCTAATCGGGACGATGCCGTTCCACCGGACGCTCGAGAACTGGGCCAAGTTCGACATCAACAACAGGACCGCGTTCGACGCATCCATCAGCTCCGGGCTTGCAATTATGGCAAACCAGAAGCATCTGTATCAGCCGGAAAGAACACAATCCAAAATATCCGTTAAATTTGCTACCTACAACAACAGCAGCACCATAAGCCGCCTGAATAAATGAAGAAGGATATCAAGGTGGAGGTCCAGCCCGCCGCATTCCCGGACCAGTTCGTTTCCGACAGCAAGAAAGAAACGCCTGAATTCGGGCTGAGGATAGGGCAGGCCATACAATATGAGTGGTTCCGTCGTGACGGGAATCATGGTCGATTCTACTCGCAATGGAATGAATTCCACAAGCTGCGGATGTATGCCCGTGGTGAGCAGTCCGTGCAGAAGTACAAGGACGAGATTGCCATCAACGGGGACCTTTCCCACCTGAACCTCGACTGGACACCAGTCCCCATCATCCCGAAGTTCGTCGACATCGTCGTGAACGGGATGTCAGACCGCCTATTCAAGGTCAAGGCTTATGCTCAGGATGCCATGTCGCAGACCCGCCGGTCCCAGTTTCAGGACATGCTTGAGGGGCAGATGGTCGCGAAGCCGTTCCTAGAAACGATTCAGAAGCAGTCCGGGGTCAATCCGTTCGTGATGGACCCGGAGGAGCTGCCAGAGACTGACGAGGAGCTGTCGCTGTACATGCAGCTCAAGTACAAGCCGGCCATCGAGATTGCAGAGGAAGAAGCCATCAACACCATTCTCGACGAGAACAACTACCACTATGTCCGCCAGCAGTGCGACTACGACATGACCGTCTTGGGTGTTGGTGTCGCAAAGCACGAGTTCTTGCGTGGGGCTGGTGTGAAAATCAGCTACGTCGACCCGGCGAACTGGATTTACAGCTACACGGAGGACCCGTACTTCAGGGACTGCTTCTATTTCGGAGAGATTAAGACGGTTCCGACCACGGAAATCATCAAAATCAACCCGGACATCACAGAGGACGAGCTCGAGGAGATTGCGAAGTGCGGGCAGAGCTGGTACGACACATACAATACTCCGGCCCTGTACGAGAATTCCCTGTTTAGCAGGGATTCTTGCACGCTGCTGTACTTCAACTACAAGACCACGAAGAAGGTCGTCTACAAAAAGAAACTGCTGGAGAACGGGAATGCCCGGGTAATCGAGAAGGACGACACGTTCAATCCTCCAATGGAGATGATGGACGATGGTCAGTTCACCAAAATCGAGAAGACAATCGATGTCTGGTACGAAGGCGTGATGGTCATGGGCACGAACTATCTGCTCAAGTGGCAGATGGCCGAGAACATGGTGCGTCCCAAGTCGGCATCCCAGCATGCAATCCCGAACTACGTGGCGTGCGCCCCGAGGATGTACAAGGGGAACATCGAGTCCCTTGTCCGCAGGATGATACCATTTGCGGACCTCATCCAGCTTACGCACTTGAAGCTGCAGCAAGTCATTTCCAGAGTGGTCCCAGATGGCGTTTTCATCGACGCTGACGGCATCAACGAGGTTGACCTTGGCACTGGGGAGGCTTACAACCCAGAGGACGCTCTGAGGCTCTATTTCCAGACTGGTAGCGTAATTGGCCGCTCGTACACTCAGGACGGTGAATTCAACAACGCACGCATCCCGATTCAGGAGCTCACATCGAACAGCGGGGCATCAAAGACACAGATGCTCATCACCAACTACAACCACTACCTCGACATGCTCAGGTCTGTGACCGGCCTGAATGAGGCGAGAGACGGCTCTGACCCGGACCCGAACTCCCTTGTCGGTGTGCAGAAGTTGGCTGCATTGAACTCGAACACGGCCACACGCCACATCCTTGAGGCCGGCCTGTACATTTTCAAGACAATCGCGGAGGCGTTGACCTACCGGGTGGCGGATATCCTGCAGTATGCTGACTTCAAGGACGACTTCGCAAACAAGATTGGGAAGTACAACGTCGGAATCCTGAATGAAATCAAGGACCTGTACATCTACGACTTTGGTATCTTCATTGAAATCTCACCGGATGAAGAGCAGAAGCAGCAACTTGAGAACAACATCTCAATCGCCTTGCAGAAGGGAGACATCAACCTCGAGGACGCAATCGATATCCGGGAGCTCAGGAACATCAAGCTGGCGAATCAGCTTCTCAAGCTCAAGCGGGTCAAGAAGATGGAACGCGAGGAGAAGATGGAGATGCAAAAGCAGGCCATGGTGTCCCAGCAGCAGCTCAA